GGAGATCCTTGCCGGAGGAAGAGATCTCGAAAAGAGTCTAAGCGAACGAGGTAAAGAGATGGCGTTCTCTAAGCAAGCGATCCATCAGAAAAGGAATCGAGACCTGGAGAAGCTCGAGTCAGTATTGCCAGACATTGCGGACTCATTGCGATCGATACTCAGTACGAACTCGACCAAAACATGACCAGGTCAAGAGGTTGTACATTAGACGAGAGCTTTTACTGCATGAAACAGGCGGAAAACCGCAAAAAATGGCACTTTTTGAGCCAAAAACCCAGTGTTTATGCGGTATTCAGCCCGATGACCCCCCTATTTAGGTACTCTTCCGCTCGATTGACCGCAGGTCGGCGCCCCGACCTCGAATTTTTCTTGCATAATTAAAATTTTTTAAATTTTGGACAAGAAAAGTACAAAAAAAAATGACCGATCAATTTTATCCAGATCGGAATTGATTGAAAAGCTCGGGATCTCGAGGTCGATGTTTTATGTTGTCGCCAAGGATCCTCGAGCACCTAAAGGAAATGACCTCGAGACCTGGAGAAATTTCCTAGAGTCGAAGATGGATCGTCCGGTATCTTCGGATCGGATCTCCCCGGATGAAATTAATCAACTCAAGGCAAAGCTATTAAAGGAGCGAACCGGGCGAGAGGCAGTCGAACGGAAGCTCAAGGAGATGAGGCTCGAGCGTGAGGCACAAGGTTTCATTCCATACGAAGACGCAAAAGAGGCAATCACTCGAGTCCTCGAGCCAATTTCTCGGATCCTGGAAGGAATTCCAAAAAAATACGCTCTCCGGGTTAATCCGTCGGATCCAGATCATGCCGAAGAGATGCTTCGGGAGATGGTTCGAGAGGTTAAGACTCAAGTCCAGGATGCTCGAGCCCCGAAGATCTCAAAGCGTAAAGGAGTGAAATGAAGGATCCTAGAGAAAGGCTCCTGGATCATGCGTTCAAGATCTTTACTCCGACCAGGAAGGAGTCGGTCGTGGAGTGGGCAGAGAGAAATGCTTATCTCTCGGAAAGAGTCACGGAAATGGCGGGCAGATATTCGACTTCGGAGCATCCGTATGTTCGGGAGATCCTAAATCTCTGGCAAGATCCAAAGGTAAAAAAGGTCTCGTTGTGTTGGGGGTCGCAGACCTCCAAAACGACGACGACTTATGTGGGACTCGGATGGGTGATCGACCGAAATCCGAGCCCGATTCTCTGGGTCTGGTCAAACGAGAAGCAAGCCAGGAACTTTTCAAACGATCGATTCCTTCCATTCTGCGAGGACTCGGAAGCGATTGCCAGACATCTCCCCAGGACGAACGATGGAAAGGTCGATCGAGATCGAGCCTCTGCCCTCCGGATTGAGTTTGACCGATGCTCAATGAATCTGATCGGAGGACAATCGCAAAGGAATGTCCGGAACTACCCGGTCACATTTCTCGTCCTGGATGAGATCGATGTGATCCCAGAAGCGATCCGGAAGGATGTTCACGACCGAGTCAAGGGTCGGAGGTCATACAAGATCTTTCAGTCGTCCACCCCGATCGAGGAGAATGGAATCTGGGCAGAATATTTGACCGGGGATCGGAGCAAGTATTTCATGCCATGCCCTCATTGCGACGAGGAGATCCCTTTCGAATGGAAGACCGGGAAAAATGATTATCGTCTGCAATATCCGGAGGAAGCGAAAAGGGAGGACGGATCCTATGACTTTGACCTGGTGAAGAATGAGACCTTTTACTCTTGTCAATCGTGCGGAGGTCAGATCCGGGACTCGGACAAATTTCGAATGCTCCGCCAGGGAAAATGGAAACCAACTGCAAAGGGTGAACCTGGAGTCCGATCTTTCCATCTCTCGAGCCTCTACTCTCCGACCATTACCTTCGGCGAAATGATGATCAAATGGATCAAGGCGAACGACTCTCTGGATGGATTGAAGCAGTTTGTCACCGGATGGCTTGCGGAACCCTGGAAGGACGAACTCCTTAACGCAACCGAGGAGGCGACTCATGAACTCTCCGGGGATTACGATCGAGGGGACATGATGGGAGAATTCCGATTAATGGCGGTCGATGTTCAGAGAGCCCACTTCGTCTGGTTGGTTCGTGGATATGACCAGGACGGAACTTCTTACCTCATCGATCATGGATATGCTCCGAGTTATACGGAACTTGATGAGATATTCGCCCGGTATGAATGCTCTGCCCTGGTAATGGATACCGGATTCGGAGAACGAACCCAGGAGAACTATGAAGCAATTTGGAGGAGGAGGTCGAAATGGTGGGCAAGCAAGGGATGGAAGAGTCTGACGACCCCGGTCTCAATTAAAGCGATCGATCCTTTTTCCGGGACGAATAAGTCCGGGAGATACAAACTCCGCCTCCTCCATGTTGACTCGAGCGTCTTTGGTGGAGAGATACTCAAGCGGAGATCTCGTCTTGTCGAAGGCTTTAAAATTTATCGAGATCCAGATCGTGACTACATCAAGCAAATCAACGGAAAATTTATCGTCGAGAGCGTCTCGAGAACCGGGGAGGTCAAGCAAGAATGGAGGACGAAAAGGCATGGTCAAGACCACTTCTTCGACTGCGAGGTCTACATCCATGCCCTCTCGAAAGTCCTCGGGCTCGGGGCAATCAAAAAAAAGGAAAACCAACACAATGAGCAAGAAATCAAAACAGAAAAAAGAAATAAAAATCGAAAGAACCAGGAGTCTTTTTGGTAGAATTTTGAGGATCCCTGTCTTCATTTTATACCTTGTTTTTTCGATCATCCTGGGATCAGTGATCGGAGCCTTATCCGCTTTTGTGTTTCCGTTCTATATTCCTTTTACAATGGTCAAGATCCGTTACTTCAATGGAACTTGATGTCAAGATCGAGAGCGAGCGTTTCGACTCTGCCCTTAAGGATCTGGTCAAGGTCACAGGATTAAGCCAGGACAAAGTCCTTAAATCAGAAATGAGGGCGATCCTGGGTCGGACTATGCAACTAACAAAAAAGGCAGACCGGAAAAAAATTATTGCGTATTACGACTATAAAGGTCTGGGGAGAGATCAACCTGATGCAGTCAAGGGAAAGGTCATGATCGATGGTGAGCTAATTTATACCAGGAAGGTTCACAGGAAAGGAATGTGGGTCAAAAGAAAAAAAGGTAATCAATGGGATCCCAGGAGGATAAATCCGAAGTATAAAAAATTAAAAGAGATTTTTGACAGGCAAAGGAAATACGCTTTATCACAGATCGGGCAATCCAAGGCAACCTGGTATCATCTCGCAAAAAAAATCGGAGCAACCGGGGCAAAACTTGGCGGAGTCAATGTTCCTGGATATGTCTCAAATTTAAAAATGCCCAGGAGGCTCCTGGCAAAACTCCAGGTAAAATTCGGAGAGCCCTTGGACTACTTTGTCGAAGTAATCAATTCCGGGGAGACGATCAATCAACCGATGGTCGGAGGTCGAGGGGCAATGAGAGTTGCATTTGATGGACGGAAAAAATTTTACCTGGAGAATGTAAAAAGGGGAGTTTTTAAGGAGACCGAAAAAGTTTTGAAAAGGTATCCAGAGATCCGGGTCGAGCTCGAGTCTTGACGATCAAAAGACTTTTGATGACGACCACAAGCACAACTCCGGCTCCGACGACCACTCCGGCTCCGACGACCACTCAAGCACCAACAACGACCCTGGAACTTGAAACGAAAACCGCCAGGGAAATCGAACTCCAGGAATGGCTCGAGATCCGATCCAACCTGATGAACGCATTCAAGGAATTAAGCAAGGTCTCGATCAATCAATATTCAATCCAGGAACGCCAGGTCATCCATGAACGACGAGCAGAGATCCGAAAGGAAATCAACCAGGCAGACCGGAAAATCAAACTGCTTCAGGGTAGAGGTCGGGGTCATAGATCTCCGAGTCTGGAGACCTTCGGAAACTACGATTCAATAGGATGAAAAAACAAACATTTTGGAAACGAGTGAAGACTGCCGGGAAATATGTTTTCTCCAGGGAGCACGGATACAATGCCAGCAAGTCAACCAAGAGAAGAGCTCGACGCAGAGAAACAACTCCGAGACCAGAGCACCTTGCTCTCGATCTTTCAGACCGGGCTCGAGTTATCGGAACTCTCCTGGACTTCCGCCGGAACAATCCCCTGGTCGCTTCTATTTGCAGACTCCGGGAAACTGATGTCGTAGGTCAAGGAATCATTCCCCAGGTAAACTCCGGATCGAATGACCTGGACGATGAACTCGAGGGACTTTGGTCAGAGTATTCCAGGAACCCGGAACTCTCCGGATCCATGAATATGAGAGACCTCCAAAGATCCCTGGCATCAATGCCCTTGATCTTCGGAGACGGAGGGCTTCTTCTTACGAAAGAGGGAAAAGTCCAGATGGTCGAAGGAGACCGGATCGGGACGCTCGAGGGGCAAGGTTTTTTCAACCGGGAGAACCCGAAAAAGGTCAATCCAGGAGCTAAGCGGATTATCGATGGAATCGAGCTCAATTCTCACAATCGGGCAATCGCTTATCATATCGGAACCAGGGAGGACGGATTCCTCCGGGACATTCGCCGGATCAAGTCAGAAAATTTTTTATTTCACTTTAAACGAATCAGACCAACTCAGATCCGAGGAATCCCCGAGCTTGCACCGGTGGCAGACGACCTCCAGGATCTCGATGAATATGACGAGATCGAGATGATCTCTGCAAAGATTTCCGCAACTCTTTCCGCCGTCATCAAGAGGGAGGGGGCAATGGACTTCGAGCTCGCCGATCAGGAAGATGAGGAGGAACGATTGCAGTATTTTGAGCCTGGTCAATTTCAATACCTGGAACCGAATGAAGATGTCTCGGTCATCTCCGGGAATGGTCGTCCGAATGTTTCGGCGATCGATTATGTCACTTATCGGCTCCGAAAGATCGGATCATCCCTGGGGATCCCGGTGGAGTTTTTACTTCAGACAATCGGGGAGACTTCCTTCTCCGCCTCCCAGGGGATGATTTTACTTTACCAAGCGACCATCGAATCCGAGCAAAGAGAATTGATCAAGGTCATGGATCGGCTCTGGAGGTGGAAAGTCGCAACCTGGATCGCATCCAGGAAGATCAAGATCGATGACAACCTGGATCCTTTTTCTCTTCGTTGGCAACCTCCCGGATTCCGATGGGTGAATCGCCAGGCACAAGTTCAATCGGACGCAACCTATCTCGGTCTGGGGGCAATCTCCCTGGATGATATTTCTGCAACTTTTGGACATGATGCAACGACCTCCCTGGAGAGAAAAGCGAAGAACATCCAGGAGGCAAAACGGATTGCCGAGGCTTATGGGATCGACGATTGGCAAATGCTTTTCAATCCATTTCCAACAACGGCACAAGCTAACCTGATGGAGTTAATGGCTCGAGACGATGGCTCGGCGGAGGTTGACGATTCGACGGATTAACATGAGAAAAGAGCTTCAAGATTACATCAAGACCAGGGATCCGAAACTCCTGAAGGTTTTAAGAACCGAGGAAATTAATTTTGCAAATCGACCAGAGAATCTCGCAAAGTCGGAGCCAATAAAACCAGAGCCAAAAAAACCACAACCAAAAAAATTCGAGGTGGATGAGTGAGGGCTTCAAACCTACCGACGCAATGGCTCGAGAGGCTCGCAGAGGGCTCGAGTGGCGGAAGGAATTTGGTCGTGGAGGGACGGCGGTCGGAGTGGCTCGAGCTCGCGACATCGTTAACAAAAAGAACCTTTCGCATTCTACGATTAAAAGGATGTTCTCTTTCTTCTCTCGTCATGAGGTTGATAAAAAAGGGAAAGGGTTCAAACCAGGGGGAGAAGGTTATCCGTCGAAGGGACGGATCGCA